GATCGCGGAGGTGACCCCCGAGGTGTAGTTCAGCTCCGTGGCGGTCGCGGTGACACCGGCCAAGTCATTGATGTCCAGAGCCTTCTTCAGGACACACTCATCCACCCGGCACGTCCCTGACGTCGCCGTCGCCGGGACTATCACCTCAAGGGTGACCGAGCTGACCCCAGCCGGAACCACATAGATGGCGGTGTAGATGGCGTAGGCGGGAGCGTTGATGCTGATGTTCGACTGGACAGCTGGGATCCGCACACCTGTGTTCGTGACGATGTTGAACGTCATGTAGCCCGTGCCCGTCATGGCTGTCCTGAGAGCGATGGACGCCTTGGCTGTGTCTCCCTGCTTGACGGGCATACTGATCAGCGAGGTCAAGGTCTTCACAGCACCTGTGGCCGTCACCATGGCACAGTTGTTGCCCATGTAGGGAGTAACGGAGTCCAGAGCCCAGCCTCCCGACTGGCTCCACCCGGACAGGTCGGCGTAGTCCTCGAAGCCGGGGTTCATCAGGTAGTTGACTTTGTCCGTCCCCCACTGCGGAAGGTAGTCAAGAGCCGCGAGGTCTGCCTTGCCAGCCACAAGGCTCCGGAGAGCGTTGAACTCGGTTGCCAGCCTCGAAGCAAGAGCCGAGATGCCTGACGCCAGAGTCATCAGGCCAGACCGGCGACGAACACAGCGACGAAGTCGGTGGCCGGGTCACCGATCAGGGCGGCTTCCTGCGCGCCGATGTTGTTGCGGGCGAAGGTCTGCTGGGGAGCGGTGAAGGTCTGTGCTGTGACGGCAACCCGGAGCCCCAGAGCGGTGGTGAACCCAGTGGCTTCAGTGTCGTCTGCTGCCATCAGGGCTTGCAGCTCACCGAGGGTGTCGTATGCCGCCGAAGCTCCACCAAGGATCTCGTTCTTGAGGGCAAGGATGGCGGCAGCCTGTGCAGTGGAGACCGGCTTGGCCACGTCGGTGGTGTTGTCCACTGAACCCAGCCCGACCATGGCCTTGGTGATCCCACCGACGGTACCAGTGAACGTCGGACTGGCGATGGGTGCCTTGAGCGCATCCTCGGAGGAGATCTTGGAGGACGACCACGTGTTGACGCCGTTCGTGGCGGCGTCGTTGATGGAAGCTCCAGCTCCGCCAATGCCTGCCATCACCTCGTTGACCGCACCCACCAGATCGGTCTTGTAGGTGGTGGTCAACCCGGCAAGGCTGGACAGGTTCCCGTTGATCAGGGTCCGCAGCGCCTTGGACTCTGTCGCTGACCGGGTGAAGGCGTTGGCGATGTTGGTTACCAGTGACATGTCCTAGACCAGCCTGTTCTCGAAAAGAAGGGTGAAATCCATGTAGTCGTCGTACGCGGGATGTGGTGTGACATCCACGATGTGCAGTTGAAGCTCTTCCCCGTTACCCATCGGCCCCGGAGGACCGGGGATACCCCGTGGTCCCGGCGAGCCTTCCAGTACCTCCACGATCTCGGTGACCTCTTCGATCACCTCGACCACATCGGGGGCCCCCGTGAGGACCTCCACCAACTCGGTGCCCTCGGTGACCACCTCGACGAACTCCGGGGAGTCGGTGAGGACCTCCACCAGCTCGACACCTTCGGTGACCACCTCGACGAACTCCTCGGTCATCGGGTGATGTCTTTCCGGACGCCGAACTTGCCTCCCCCACGGGTCAGCACCTGAGGGGGCTGATCGGCGGAGGTGCTCTGCAAGTCCCACAGACCCTGCCCCGCCACAGTTGTCTGCTCCGGGGTGAGTCGCAGGGTCAGCTCCCCCTGTGCGGCATTGGTGGTATCCACCTCGAAGGTGAACATGGGCTCCACGTCGTCGGGATCCTTGCGGGCCTGTGCTGCCCATGTCGAGCCGGACAGGTCGATGGGCTGCCGGGTTGCCTTGTCCTTGATCCGGATTGTTTTGTCAAACGAGTCGCCCCGGAAGGCTTCGAGGTCCAGCACGAACCTGTTCATCGTTGCCTCCCGTTAGTCACTACAGAAGATCGGCCTTGGACAGGTAGGCAGCGATGGCCTCAAGGTACTCGGGAGAGGCGTGGAAGGTCTCCGCCCACCCCACGGCTGTGTTGCATCTTGTGCAGACCAGCCCCCTGATGCACTGGGCGCACCCCGATACTCCTGAGCAGTGCTTGTGGTCGTGGTCAATCGCAGGTGATCTGGTTTCGGAAAACGGAGTCAGGCACACGGCGCAGGAGTAACTCTGTGCTTCCAACAGGGCTGTGTAGGTCTCCCTCGACAGGCCATGGCGATTGGTTCTCTGCTGAAGGTTCATCCGCCGACGTTCTTCAGGAGTCAGCGCAGCATGACGTTCAGCCCGAGCCTTCTTCCGGCACTCCTCACACAGCAGGCTCTCCACCGTGGACTCACTGGGGTACTGGAAGACCGGCTTCTCTTCCCCACAGCGGGAGCAGGTACGAGATGCCTTCCGGTCCACCTTGATCCGGCCCTTCAGGGGAGCTGTCCGAGCCTTCACCTCTTCAGGAGTCTGCTTTCTCGAAACACCTCGACCCTCGATCCCGTGCTCGAACAGGGCGGTCCTCACCTGCTTCTCGGTGACTCCCAGCCCCACGGCGATGTGGGCTGCTGACATCGTGGGGGCCAGCCTTCTCAGGTGCTCCAGCCGCTCAGCAGTCCAGATCGACACGGGACGACCAGTGTTGCCTGTCCGGGCGTCCTTGGCCTTCAGACCCAGCTGATTGAGCTTCCAGCGGACCATCTTCACCGGGCGATCCAGTTCGGTCGCCAGATCCTTCAGAAATGACTCAGAGGCCGACTTCCGAAGAAGTTCGACCTCTGAGTCCAACCATGCACGTCTCTCCATGCAGGAGAGTTTAGCACACTTTAGCTGTGATCACCAGATCAGCCCGGCGTAACATCGCTGACATAAACGAACTGTTCCGGCCTCGTGATGACCGGCAGGAGGTTCCACTCCAGCAGGTACTGACGGGCCGACGGGTCCTTGTCCTTCCACGTCTTGGCGAACTTGCCGGTGTAGCCGTCCGGGGCCTCGTCGTCGGCGGTGGGGCCGATGAAGAGTTCGATGGGGCGGTTCTCGGTGAAGTTGCCGATCAGCAGGGCGTCGTCAGCGAAGAAGCGCTGTTCGGCAGCCGGGATGGTCGGGTTGGCGGTGTAAGCAGCGCCGACGCCGTCGTACACAGCCTCCTGCGGCTTCCAGTTCAGGCCCATGAAGCCCGGGAGGATGCCGTTCTGGTAGTACTGGTCCTTCATCCGGTCGGAGAGCAGGATGCCACCGGCAGTGCCGGGGGAAGCCGCGCCCGTGTTGGCGAAGGCGTTGAAGATGTACGTCATGGTCTTCTCCGTGGCGTACGCATCGACAGCCGGGACCCGACCGTCGCGGGTGATCAGCCGCTTGAGGGCGCGGATGTCCTCGACGATTGCTCCCGGGGTGGCAGTGGCCCACGAGCCCGCAACCGACGCCTTGTGCGACGGGAGGAACTTGTAGTCCACGGTCGCCTGAACGTCCGGGTAGTCGAGGGTCAGGGTGCCCGTGCAGGCCTGCCAGATCAGGTACTCGGCGAAGTTGTCGAAGCGCTGGTTGAGGTCCTTGACCTCACGCAGCACCGACTCCTCAGCGCGGGTGTTCGCCAGCTCGGAGACCGAGTTGGCCGACTGGCGCAGCCAGTGGAGCGTGGTGGGCTCGAAGACCTTCTTCTCGCGAAGGTAGACGAAGGCCGCGCTCTGGCTGGAGCGACCGAGGCGCGGCACGATGTGTGCTTCGCTGTTCGGGACGTTCGGGCGAGCGATGGCGCGGGAGCCACGGATGACTTCCCACTGCACCGTCGGGAACGGGTGGGGGGTCTGCGGGACGCGGCTGAGCATCTCCAGAGACTCAGGAGCGGTGAAGCGCTCGACGACACCACGGAGCACCGTGGGCTGGAGCAGAGAGATCTCGGGCACTGAAGTTGTCCTTTCGTCGCGCCAGAGTGGTTTCTGGGAAGTCAGCGACACCGGCTTAGGTGCCCGATCTGCGGCCCGGATTGGTTACCGGTCACTTGCCTGATCTGGATTGAGTTGGCCTTCCGAGCTACTCAGGATCAGGAAGGGCCGGGGCCCTTCCATCACCTCAGAATCCCGACCGGGAGAGGTCCTTGCTCAGAACTTGAAGAAACCGAGCACGGTGTTGACCCGCGCACCCAGCACCGAGGTCAGCGTGACCCCGGAGTTGGCTGCCGAGACCTTGTCGAGCTTCAGGAGGCCGGTGAGGACGATGTTGCCCTGCCAGCGCTGGCCGTTGACGTCGGAGCCGGTGTTGGTGGTCTTGCGGAGCACACCCTCACCGTCGGTGCCAGCGGTCTTGACGTACATCTTGGAACCGGCGTCCTGCTTGATGAAGGTGCCCAGCAGGAGCACGCCCTGCCCCGGCTTCAGGGTGACGCCCTTCTGCGTGTAGCCGACCATCGAGTACATCAGCTCGTCGTCGACAGTGGTGTCGGAGGTGACGAAGCCCGCACCGGGCATCGAGTTTCCGTAGTATTCGGTGGTCATTTCTGGTGTTCTCCTTCTGAGAGTTCTGGTCGGGTCTGAGTACTACGAGCGGACGTACGCGGCGGTCTGCTTGTCGGCGACCGCGCTGAGGCGAGCGATCTCGTCCTCCACGGTCTTGTCGTGCGCGTCGTCGGTGGTCTCGACGCCACCCTCTGCGGAGAGCTTGACGAGCGGCTTCTCCGGGAGGACCTTGTCGAACAGCTCGGCGTTGGAGAGCTTCAGCTCGACCATGGCCTCACGGTTCTTCGGGAGGATGTGGCCGGAGAGGACCAGTGCCTCGACTGCGGCTTCGGCGGCGCTCTTGGCGGAAGCCTCGACCAGCGTGTCGACCTTGGCGGTCAGCGCGACGATCTTGTTCCCGGCTTCTGCGACGGCACCGATGAGGACCTCAGCAGAGACCGTCTCGTCGGTGTTGCTCAGGGTCAGGAGGCCGGTACCGACCAGCTCTTCCTGAATCTTGTTGCTCAGTGCGA